GGGATAATTCCCCCGACTGAACACGTTCAGTTTCCCCGATTGTGAATTTTTTAACAATCTTTTTATCGAAATAAAAGTGACATTTATTGCGTTGCTTTAAATTAGCTTTTATATCCCTGATGTTCCATTTTAACAAGACTTATTTAAAAACTCATGTATTTTTACATGAAAAACACAACCCGCCTCAAAACGCATCCTCAGCGTTTTGACGTTTGTCAAGTTTTCACAATGTTTAGGGGTATTCTTTAAGAAACACTTAAGATAAGTTAATATTGATTAAACTTTATACGTTAAAGTTGCTTTAAATTACCATAAATTATTTGTTTCTTTGAAATGTCAGAAAGTTGCTTTTAACTATTCCTATATAATTAATATGAATAAAATAATTTGATAACTTTAAAAGTTGCAAAGAATGAAACCAATAGGTTTACTATGCGTTACCTAGTATTCTTATTCAGGAACACGTTATACTATGCGTTATATAGTATAGATTCATAAGATGATGCTTTATGTACAATAAAATTGCTTTTACTTACTTATCCAATCGATTTTATCCGTTACCGTCCAATAATAAACCGTACATTATCACCAATTGGCTGAGGATGCCCGCACAGTCCTTTAATATCACACAGGTATCAAAAGACCTTAATTTTTCCAATAATGGCTTAAATCGTATCAATTTATAAAAAGTTGTTCTGAATCGTTCTTTTTAATGACTTGTTTTAATCATTTTATTGTTACAATAAAGTTACAAATAAAAGCCAAATAAATGCCGATTTATCTTGACAACTATTGACAAAAACAGTATAATGGAGGCAGAGGCAGAGCATACGCACCACTTTATCACAGTAAAGTGCCTTCAATGGTAATTGATAACAGAATATAATAGGCACTCAAAACATTGTTAGAGTTCAGTGAAAACACTGGACTCTATAGAGTGTTTTAAAAACACTACTTACGGTCTATAGACCTTAAACAGAAAAGAGATTATTATGAAACCATCTAACACAATTGAAAACAATACATCTGTACTCATTGAAGTGGACCAATTCACAGACGAACAACGAACTTTAACTAATGGTTATATTTTACCAATGCTTGAAAGCGAAACAATTGAACAATTACAAGAACGCAAAAACAACGAAAGTCTAAGAATGAAAGCGGAAAAAATTGAAGCCAAGGAAATTGAAGCACAAAAACAAGCAAATATAAAAGGCATTAAAAGAAGCGATTTGTTAACCCGTACCATTGAAACCAACTACTACAAGGTAGCAACCTTGGATAATGAATTTAAAGTATACGAACTCGGAACAGTAACAACCACAGGTAAAGAGGATATCAAGAAAGCTAAAAAAGAAGCCATTAAGTTATTTCACGATACTGAAGCAATCGTAAAATTTAGTCACAGAAACACCGACACCTACGCAATGACTATTACTGATTTTATGAAATATGCCATAAAAATGGTAAAGGAAGTTAATGAAATAGACTTACCAATATCTTAATATCAGATACCCATAAGCCACTTTATACAAGGTGGCTTTTATGGTACTTGATACCAAAACTCATAAGAGTATAAACGGAGGTTATACAATGAAAAAAGCAACGTCAGCGGATTATAAGCGTATCAATTCACTTGTAAAAACATTCACAGAACAACCAATATTAGAAAAGGGTGGCATTAATGAGATAATAATATACGCTTGTAAAACCACAAGGAAAAATTCAAAACACACAAATATTAGTGTAAAGAGTTTTGGTGGTTTACCTGATACCAAATTAAAACGATTATTCAAAGATGATGATATTAGACAAATTGTATCATTTTTAGTTCTGAATGATTATTCTTATTATAGAATATCAGTATTTTATAAGTCAAAGTGTTTAAAGAACTTTTATTCTACCTGTTATTATTCAATGGAAAGCGTTTTATTAAGTACAAAACTTTTCATGGATTTAATAAACAGTGATAGTTTTAAATATTAGCTACCTAAAACCACACTTATTATAAGTGTGGTTCTGTGGTATTTAATACCAATTAGATTCATGCCAATAGGCATAAAACAGAGGTAGAATAATGATTTTATTACATGAACAACACTATGAAAGAACGGCAAGCGGTAAAGGTTGGAAGTCTAAACCATATCAGGACGAAATAAAGGAAATCAACTACAATCAATATAGCTTTTATATTGAAAGCGTTCCCTTTTTTAAAAATCTAACGAGGGGTACACTAGGATATGAAAGAAGTGAAAAGAGTTACACTAAACAAGGTTATATCATTACTAAAATAACAAGTGTCAGACCAGACCAACAAGAAAAGATAATAAGACAATTCAAATTTGAATAATCCAATTTTTAGCACCTGTGATAATTAACAGGTGCTAAGCGTGGGATTATACAATCTTAAAATTATAGTCTTAAGACTTTAAACAGGTGAACAGAATGAGAACAGAATTACAACCGATTTATAACAATCAGAAAAGTTTTGGTAGTAAAGCTTATGTTTTAACAAGTGATACCAACCAATCAAAAACGCTTTACTCATATGATACAAAGGTTGCATCAATTGTTGAGGTTGAGACTAATGACAAGTGTTACACGATTAAAGCGGAGGTTTACAACTTACAAAGTGCCACTACTTTAAAGCACGTGAAAGAGTTTTTAACACAAAACAATTTTAAAGCCGTTAACAAGTCTCAAATTGAAAAAGATTATTGGGTGTCACTATGAAACAACAAACATTATTTGATAAGCTATTCGGAAAGAAGCAACCGAGATACACACCAATATCAAGAATGATGAAACCGCCAAAACAGACAAAACAATCACACCAACCGCAGGAACGAATAAAACCCGATTTATTTATAACACACTGTGATAGTCACATGAAACGTTATGAGCTTTACTCATTAAAAAGTGACTTATTGGACTTTGTCAATGAGGATAATATTAATGACGCAAGAACCTACTTTAAAAGCAAATTTCCATTAGGTGTTTATATTATCGTGATAGGTGACACTGGTTACTTGCTGTAATCTCAGCTATTCTAGTTTGGAATGATTCTTAATAACGATTCATTCCTAATTAGAAAAGTTGAATTTGAGGTAACCTACCGACCGTTTGGTAGGTTGATCTCAAAAAATTTTTTTCAAAAAATTTTTCTCAGCCTACAACGAAAGCTTTTTCGTTTTCCGAACGTGTGTTTATTTAAAATAAAAGTGAGATTTATTGTTTAGAAACAAGATAAAAGGGTATAAACAAAGAGTATGGTTAAAATACAGGGTGGCAAAATTTTAGAGACTAAAATATTCCCCACTAGGAGGTTACATTGAAAATTGTAAGCAAGATAAACCAATTACAACAAATAAAAATTAAAGCTTTAATGAAGGATGAAACCATCCAGATATTTTACATTTTGGGTGAGGACAAAAAGGAAGGTTTAGAGTTTTTCAGATCACCATTGTTAAACAGCTATTACCATGATGTGCAAAAGATTCTAGCGGTTAGAAAGATATGATGCTGTTATGACAACAACCTACGCGCAAGGAGTTTTTAGAATCGGAGCAACCAAGGAAATACGATTTGCAGGTACTGAATTCATAAAAGAACGCATTGAACGAAAATTACAAAAGAAGAATACTAAAAATAGGGTGGCGACCTACCGCCAAATAAATTTGAAGGAGAAACAAAATGAAAAAAACATGGTCACAACTAATGGAAGAAAACAGTGAATTAATAATTGAGGAAATGGTAAACGCAAAAAGAGAAGCAGAAAGCACTTTGAGCGGCTGGAGAGTTGGCGTAGAAATGGACGAAGATGGGAATGTATGGACTACTGGAATATTGAGTTGCGGAAGTCAATCGGAAACCTCATTCAACGGAAAAACAAATATAATCGATTGGGTTGGTGTGTGGGAATTGGACTATAATGAAATGGAAATATTACATGATCCTGAAAATATAGAAATCTTGGAAGCTTTTGAATTGGCAAAAATTTCGGAAGATAACGAAGATTTATATCTGTTGGAATGGATGGAAAAAAATTATCCTAACAAATTACAAGAATGGGATACGACTATAAGAGAATATGAAATTGATGGATTTGAAGAAGACGCACGTTTTAAACTATTAGAATTAATTAGTCAACAAAAATCACATGAGACCGAAGAAAAAATAATCAAAACCCATGGGATTGAAAAACTAGGGTGGCGAACTCTTCAACCCATTACTTAATAAAATTAAGTATCAATATAAAAGCACTTGACAGCAAGTATATATAGTAGTATAATAAAGATAGTTAAAGAAACAAAATAAAAAATAATAAGGAGAAAAAATGATAGGAACGTACAGAACGGGAACTCTAGAAATATTAAACTCATCTGAAAGATACAGACTAAAATTATTAAGTCGAATGGAAGCAGATTGCGATTATTTTTAGGATATGGCAATCGATGTATAAAACATTTATGGGCAAAGAATGTACTAGAACATATTGAAACCATGCGAGTAATATATAATTCATTACCAGAAAACAGAACGCAGTGGATTACGTTAAATCAAATAAACAAATACGGCAAAGAAATGAGCGAAGTACCAAAAGAATTTGAATAAAAAACTGCGAGGCAATATTTAACATATTAAAAAAGGAGAAAAATAAATGGAAAAAATTGAAACAGAAAACAGACTAATAACAAACAAAAAACTAAAAAATATATTAATCGAAGATTTTAATAATTATTATAATTGGATAGATAAAGAAATAAATTGTCATAATTATAATGATTATATAAATATAAAAAATAAATACAAAGGGCGTCTTGAAGAAATTTTAAATATTATATATAAGTTAAATGTTGTTAATATTCCAGAATATGACGAAATGTTTAAAAAATTTAATTCATTAATATAAATTTTAGGAGAAAAAATGAAAAAGATCGCAATTAACATAAAAGTAGATGTAAATTTTAGAAATAAAGTTAAGATTCTGGCGGCAACAAAAAACATGAGTACAACTAATTTAATCATTAAATTGTTAGAAAACGAAATTGCTATAAACGAAATAAACAAATTTATCAAATAACTAAAAAAGCTAAAGGAGAAATATTGACATGGCATACAACAAAAACATGGAACAAGTTTTATCAAATTGGTACAATTATTTGCTAGGACAACAAACAATTTTAAATGAAACAGCAAAAAGTTTTCCGTACAAAAATGCTTCCTGGGGAGAAAGTAAACAGGTTGATGCGGTAGTTAGAAAATTAGAAGAAATTATGGAGGTGAAAAATGAGTAGAAACAATTTATCACAACAAGCACAAATGAGACCTGGGCAAGCAAGCAAGCGTCAAGCATCGTTAAATTATTTAGAAAAACATGGTGATTTCAACAAATATATACAAATGTTAGAAAATGATAGGAAGGAAAGAATGAGAAAAGGTTATAAAGGTTCATCCGAATGATTAGGATATTCGCAAAGCAAAATGCACGTGAACACGTATTGGAAATGTTGAAAATACATGTCGGGCATAAAGGTTTTGACAATAAAAGCAAGGCTATTAATTATTTGGCAAAAGAATTGATGTTTTTTGGATCTGAAATACTAGAATGTGATTTTATAGATGTTGAGAGGTTTGAGAATGAAAATATGTAATCGGAATACGTGTATTAATTATGATACAAATGCAAAAAACAATTGCAGTTCTTACCGTTATATAACCTGTAGTGACAAATGTTTTTTTTACAATCCGAGTTCTAAGAGATGAATTTCCACAGTTGAAGAAGATGCCCAGTTTGTGGACTAGAAGTTATTTTGTATCAACAGCAGGTAATGTATCAAGTGATACAGTTAAAAAGTATATTGAAGAACAAAAAACAAGATATTAGAAATGAGGTGAATATATGTCAAACTTTGTTTTAACTTTACCATTAAATACTGAAATTTATGCTGTAATGCAAGATTTATCGAATGATTTAAAATTTATTTTTATCGGTAATTATAGGATTAATAAAGATTCGATTCTTCATATTTCCGAGTGGTGTAAACAGGGGGCAAAACGTGAATATTGGTAAGCAAAAGAAAAATATCTTTGAAAACCGTAACGGCAGACAATATGTAATTGTGCAAGAAAAAGGTGATGTGGCAATGTTAATGCCCTTCGATGGGAGTTCCGTTATAATTGCTTGTGGAATTAATAAAGAAAGTCACGAATGGGAACAAGGCTATTATTACACAGAAATGTGTGTTGAAGCGGTAAAAGCTTATCAGGAAAGTGAGGGACACCTTGAAAAATAAAACAGATATTAGAAGTAATAACAATCAGGCATATGTAAATGCGATTAATAAACGTATCGAAATCTTAAAATTAAGACAACGGCAATTTGTTAATTCACACAAAGAAGCAGAAGCAGACATTATAAAATTAAACGGATTAAAAGTTGATGTTGGTATTAGAATGGAATCCGAAGAAATGATTAGTATTAATGATCCATTTAATGTTCTCGATTAATTAAATAGTATATTTAGGGAGGTGGTGCTTAACGATATGATTAGTGATTTAATATCTTATATTTTATTACCAGTGGATTGTATTGTAGTTATAATATGGTATGTGAAGGGATAACGTATGATTAAATGAGAAAATTTTATGACAAAAACGAATGTTGTGTAGCACTGAACATTGATCCTGAATGGTTTGATTTATGTAAAGGACGAGGATTAAATTTTAAAGGAAATGGTTTACAATTTACCGTTAATGATAGAGAAAACAAAGTGGATTACATTATGATTGAAATTACCATGCCAGTTCAAAATGACGATGGTGTATTAAAAGAATTACAAGTATTCGACAACATTGATGAGTTTGTAAAAGCATTTTTAAAAGAACAAAAATTAGAAATAGGAAAGTAAAGAAATAAAATGGCAATGACAAGAACGGTAACGATTAACAACTTTAAAGTAGAAACGATTTTGGATGGTGCAATCAAAGAACTAGGGATATTGACCACTTACGGAAAATGCAACGAAAAGAAAGCGATTAAAGAAGTCAAAACAAAGTTTGGTGAAAATGCCATTGTGTCACACACACAGGAACAACCGAAACACTGTATTTTATTTTAACCGCTGAAATAGTAAAAGAGAAAACCGAAGAATCCGAAGCACCAACCGAATAATAACAAGTTTGGTTATCTAGCAACCATCTTGAAATTATAATTAGCGATGTAATGGTACATACAAATTCAGAAGTGAAAACTTCAACAGCCTTTAGGAGGGCAATTAAAAATGAGTATTAACGAAGAAAACATGAGTGAAGAAATGGTTCAGGCAGTAGCAAACGCAATGGTAGTAATTGAGGATTCAGGAATTGCTGGGGAATTAACAGGTAAAAAGAAAGTAATGTATGTTCCCGAAACGATTAAAGATAAAAAAGTGTTATTTAACATTATGAATAACCCTGAAAAACGTATTTCCGAAATGATTAATATGACGATCAGGATGCAAGACATTTTTGCTGAAAGTGTTGAACTTGTTGACCAAAACACAGGTGAATTAAGAAGTTGTCCACGTATTGTCATTGTCGATAACAAGGGTGTTGGCTATCAATGTGTTTCAACTGGTATATTCTCAGCACTTAAAAAGATTTTTCAGGTATTTGGAGAACCAAAAACATGGGGAAAAGATGGTCTTGACATTATTGTTAAACAAATTGTTAAGGGTGAAAAATCAATCTTGACAATCAATATTGCTTAAAGAAAAGGAGGGTAATTGGGGTGCTAATAAAGTACCCCTTTTAAAATACAATTATGACACCAAATGGAATTGAATATAATTTGAAAAAATCACCTTATATTTTCACCAATGATTTTGGACATAGTTTTCATTTTTCATCTGAATTTTATAAAAATAAGTTTATTAAAATTTATAAAGAAAATAGAAAATTATTAGATCAAAAGATGGTTGCAAAATATGGTATACATTTTGAGATAGGAGGTCTTGCTGATTTAGATACCTATTCATCCATTGAAACCAGAGGGTTTTATATGGTTTTACGAAATAAGGGGGTTGTCACATCGAAAAACAATCTAAAATACGTTGGAGGAATCAAGATACTTTAAAAGTTAGAAATCTTGTAAAAAGATTTAATGCTAAAGTATCAAGAGTTAAAAATAAGGGAATTGAAATAGTCCCTGAAAAGATTAATATTAAATTAATAAAAGAAAATACCCTAACCCGAAAAGATTTTAACAGACAAATTAAACACTATGAGCGTTTTCTAAGAAAAGGTGCTGAAAAACTCACTAAAAATGCTCATGGTGTTGTATTGTCTAACTGGGAAAAGAAAGAAGTAACCATCCGATTACAAGCATCGAACCGAAAATTAAACAAAGAGTTCAAAACGTTAGCTGTTAAAGAATCATTTTCCGCTGGTAAACCAGAGGGGTTCACCACTCTACAAATGGGTAGTCGAAAGTTAAAGGAATTACAACCGAGAGTTAACCGAATTGATAAAGTACGTTCTCGAAGGGAATTTGAAAAGTTTTCTAATGGGATGGAACGCTTACTTTCCGATAACGTCAATTCCGATAAAGATATTGCTTATCGACAACATTATTTTCAGGCTATGGACAATGTGTTTGGCAGTAAAGCAGATAAATTACGTCAGATTGTTGAAGAAATCCCAACAGAGATTTTAGTTGAAAAGTATGAAACAGATGAAGAAGCTGGAATAGACTTTTTCTATGATCCATTAGACGCTGATTTTAAACTGGAAATATTAGAAGAATATTGGGGTGATGTAGCAAACGATTTAATCGAGCGTGGAATTTATGGTATTGGTGATACAGTAGAGTTAAGCGAAAAAGCATTTAGAGCCAACATGGAAGAACAAGCGATAAAAGATTCAAATTTACAAGCCATTCTAGACAAACAACTAGAAAAAATGGAAGAATTAAGAATAGCTAATTTAAATGCATTAAAGAAAGGATAAATCATGTTTTTTTAATAAGAGAATTTAAAAACATTGTAACATGATTAAATCACTATATAAAAGTGTATATACAAAATGGAGAAGGGGTAAATGTATGTTTCTTACAGCAGATTTTGAAACAACAACCGATCCAGATGATTGCCGAGTTTGGGCGTTTGGTATCTGTGCAATAGATGATACATATAAATTTACTCATGGAAATTCAATAGAAGGCTTTATGGAATACTGTGAAAAATGTAATAATGACACACTTTATTTTCATAATTTAAAGTTTGATGGAGAATTTATCTTGTATTACCTATTTCAAAATGGTTTTACGCACATAAAAGACCGTAAGCAAATGAAAGAAAAAACATTTACCACCTTAATATCTGGGACAGGTCAATTTTATTCAATTGTTATTTGCTTTTCAAAATCAGGTCATCACACAAATAAAATAACGATTTACGATAGTTTGAAAATATTACCATTTAGTGTTGACGTAATTGCCAAAGGTTTTAATTTAAGTATCAGTAAATTAAAAATTGATTATGATGAAAAACGTGAAATTGGGCATATTTTAACATTACCAGAGATTGATTATTTACGAAATGATGTTGAAATAATGGCAAGAGCCTTAAAGGTTTTATTCGATCAGGGGCTTGACAAAATGACACAAGGTTCAAACGCCTTGTTTGATTACAAACGTATTGTAGCATTAAAGAATTTTATTAAATGGTTTCCTGTACCTGATTATGATAAGGATATACGGCAATCATACAAAGGGGGGTTCACCTATCTAAATCCAGCATACAAAGAAAAAGATATTGGTGAGGGTATTGTATTGGATGTTAATTCACTCTATCCGTCAGTGATGTATAACGAATTATTACCTTATGGAGTAGGACGTTATTTTAAAGGTGAATACAAACCAGATAAACTGTATAACTTACACATTCAAATGTTAACGTGTCAATTTGAATTAAAGAAAGATCATATTCCGACCATCCAGCTTAAGAATAATTTAGCGTTTATACCGACCGAATATGTTACATCAAGTCACGATGATAACATTACCTTATGTTTAACCAGTGTTGATTTAGAATTATTTTTTGATCATTATGAGGTATTTAATGTTGTCTATCACGATGGCTGGAAATTCAAAAGCACCAATAAATTGTTTAAAGATTATATTGACAAATGGATTAAGATTAAAAATGACAGCACTTTAAATGGTAATAAAGCCATGCGAACATTGGCAAAATTAATGCTTAATGCTTTGTACGGCAAGTTTGCATTAAACCCAATTGTATCATCGAAGTTTCCGACTTATCAGAATTGCCTGATTAAGTATATCAGAGGTGACAATGAAGAACGTAAACCAATTTATCTACCAGTTGGCACATTCATTACAGCGTATTCCAGACGCAAAACAATCAGTACCGCACAATCAGTATATCACAGATTTATGTATGCCGATACCGATAGTTTACATTTAGAAGGTTTAGAACTACCAGAAAACATTGATATTTCACCCATAGATTTAGGGGCATGGGATCACGAACTAACATTTAAAAAAGCAAAGTATTTAAGAGCCAAAAGTTATGTAGAAGTGGACATGGACGATCAATTACACGTAACCTGTGCTGGTATGCCTTACAGTTGTCACCAATTTGTAACGTTCGACAATTTTAAGCGAGGAATGAAATATCACGGTAAGTTGCAACAGAGTAGAGTTTTAGGTGGAATTGTATTAAAAAATATTGACTTTACAATAAAAGAGTGAGATAATAATAGTGTGAGGTGAACGGAGTTAAATATAATCTTTAAGATCAGGTACTAAGGTGGAGAGCCTTCTGATTACTTAATATGGTGTTGTTACTAGATTATGTACTCTGTTTTCCCTTACAAATTAAGGTGAATTATGTATTTTAGAGGCTATGAAACATTAACACACAATTGTCTATTTAATTTTGTAATTGGAAATCGTGGTGCTGGTAAAACCTATTGGTCAAAAGAGTGGGCGATTAAAAATTTTTTAAAAGATGGTAGTCAATTCATTTATTTACGGAGATATAAACAGGAATTAAAGAAAAATAAACAGTTCTTTAATGATATTTTGGATTTATTTCCAGATACAGAATTTGATGTTAAGGGAACGACATTTTATATTAACAAAAAAGAAGCTGGATTTGCAATGCCATTATCCACGTCTAAAATAGAAAAATCAACAACGTTTCCGAACGTTAAAAGAATCATATTTGACGAGTTTATTATTGATAAAGGTGTATACCGATATTTAACTGATGAAGTCGTTATGTTTTTAGAGTTTTATGAAACAATAGCAAGAACCAGAAACGTCACAGTGTTTTTCCTAAGTAATGCGATTACAACTGTTAATCCTTACTTTTTATATTTTGATCTCAAACTACCTTATGGCAGTTTGTTGACAAAGAAAAATGATATGTTGTTACAGTTGGTACAGGATCAGGATTTTATTGATATGAAAAAAGCAACACGCTTTGGTAAAATTATACAAGGCACAAAATATGCAGAATATGCCATAGAAAATAAGTTTTTGAGAGACAATCAGGACTTTATTAAAAAGAAAACAGGGAATTGCAGTTACTATTTTACTATGAAATACAGGGGGGAATTAATCGGAGTATGGGCGAATTTTGGTGAAGGAGTTATCTACATTTCCGATGATGTAGACGATTCGTGCCGTTATGTTTATTCGATAACGATGGAGGATCATGCACCGAACTTAACACTGATTAAGAATATTAGTAAAAGTAATCGGTTGAAGGTTTTTGTTGAACAATTTAAAAATGGATTAGTGTGTTTCGAGACTACAAAAGTCAAGATTTTGACCTATGAAATTATTAAAATTTTGAATGGTGTGTAAGGAGGTAATATTATGTGGTTCTGGTTTGGATGAATTAATTGTTATATCAGGTGTTGTATGCGCGGTAGGCGGATTTATATTTGCCTATCTTGCATTCAAAAAAACGCAAGAAAAAGAC